TCGGCAGCGTCAGATGTGTATAAGAGACAGCTCCGAGGGGGTCGGAATGGGGGCCGTTGAGGCTGCTTTGCGGTCCAAACCCGTCATAATAACTGATTACGGGGGACTCAAAGAGTACGTTCAGACACCCTGGGTCGTTCCGTGTACCAAGGGGCCCATTGGGTTTGATGATTTCTTATTTACAAAGGACCTCGAGTGGGGGCACCCTTCGCAGGATCATCTTATGGCAGCCCTCCGGGACTGTTTCCAAAAGCGCGTTTCTCACTGGGACCATGCGCACACGCGCACACTGATGGACGAAGTTACTGAACACCTGCCGCGTTTGTTGGGGCCTTGCCCTGATTCACAAGGTTCAGGTTCTTGACCATCGCCTGTGACAGAAGATTCATCGCCTGTGTCGCGTTCTGAGCCGCCTTGGCGGTCGCAGCAGCCTGCGCCGCCTTGGACGCGTCCATAAGCTTGTTTCCAATGTTCTTCAGGTTGATTTTGTACATCTTGTTTGCGGCGTTCTGAAGCCCCTGAGCCGACTTGTTCAGATTGGTGTTCATCTTGGCGAGGTTCTCTGATGGGCGGATCCCCGCCTCGGCTTGGCGCTGAGCGTTGGCCGCGGTGTTCAACTGCCTCATCGCGTTATTCGTCTGGGTAATTGCCGCGTTCGTGGTCGCCATTTCTTAATCATATCTGAGATTTTTAATACTTTTCAGGTCGGACGGGCGAGCTCGGGCTCGCGCCTTCGGCCTGTGTATCGACCCAATAGTGGGACGCGTATACCGTCAGACCCACGACGATGGATGACGCGAGCAAAAACCCCTTCTGGGAATTCAGAAAGAGGACGACATCATCGACGACTTGGATGCCCGTGGGCTTCTTTATCAGACGAGGGACGAGGTAGACGAGAAGGAAGTTGACGGCCAGCGCGGCCCACAGGTAGTTCCAATTAAACTCCATATTACACTATTCCTAGGTTTTAATTGCGTGCTTCTTGCAAAATTCTCCACACGTCGCCTTGAACCCACACTGTCGCCCCTCGAGTGTTTTTGCGCGACACCTGTTTTCGGCAACGGGGACCCCCCTTTTTGTTTCTGCGTGCGCCAGTTCCCTCGGCTTGGGCTTTTCCGTGTATGGTAAGACGGTGTGTCGCTTTGCGCGGAGCTCGAGTGTGTGCGCCTTGAACCGGGCAGCAGAGGCTTCGAACTTGGCAAGGTCCATTCTTTTTGTGTGTATGCATGTAGGTCTGTCGGTCTTTGAGTAGGTCAGGACACGTTTTTTGGGGCAGAGTGTGAACACTCTGCCCACTTAAAAAATTGTGGCGAGTAATATTAAGATGCAGATCTTCGTCAAAACGCTCACGGGAAAGACGATTACGCTTGAAGTGGAGAGCTCTGATACGATTGCAAATGTCAAGGCGAAAGTTCAAGACAAGGAAGGCATTTCTCCGGACCAACAACGTTTGATCTTTGCGGGAAAGCAATTGGAGGATGATAGGACGCTTGCTGATTTCAATGTGCAGAAAGATTCAACTTTACATTTAGTATTGAGACTCAGGGGAGGAATTCTCGAGGTTTAAAAACAAATGTTGTGTCCTATTAAATGGTATACACAGGGCGAATTTACAGAATAGACAACCTCGAGAACGGGAACTTTTATATAGGCCAGACCTACAAGACTCTCAGTCAGCGTTTCACGAATCACAAGTGTGAAGCAAAGAGGGGCGGCGTGGATACTCGTCTTTATAGGTCGATGAAGAGTTATGGGGTCGAGATGTTCACCATCGAAGACATAGAGACGAGAGAGTTCGAGACGAAACAAGAGGCTAAAACTTGGATGAATGAAAGGGAACCTTACTATATTTCTCGTTTGAAACCTGCATACAACACGGCACCAGGAGGTTTGGGGCATACGGGAGTTCAGTGGACCGAGGAACGTAAGATTCGGTTTAGAGAGCTCATGACAGGTGAAAACAACCCAAATTTTGGGAAGGAAAAGAGTGAGGAAACTCGCCAAAAGCTGAGTGATGCTCTCAAAGGTCGAATCATCTCCGAAGAGTCCCGTAAAAAAACAAGTGAAACGATGAAAGGAGTCCCCAAGTCTGACGAAACACGTCAGAAAATGTCCGAGGCTCAGAAAGGACACAAAATGCCAAAAGGGAAAGACTCTAAAAAGGCCATACCCATTCACCAGTTCGACAAAGATGGTAATTTTATAAAAGAGTTCGGATCTATTATCGATGCGGCTACTGAAATTGAATGTCAACATTCTGGAATATGTCTCTGTCTCAAAGGCCGTATAAAGTCTTCCGGAGGATACGTGTGGAAATATGCGTGAAACTAATTTCACACGTAATATTAAATGCCTTTCACTCTTCAGGACCCCGTGTCCGGTCTGTTCTGGACTTCTGGAATCTTCGGCCGTGTTCAGCTGGGCACGACCCCCAATGTGTACACACTGGAGGGCTCTTACATAAAGAACACCGAGACGGGCAATTACGTGAACCACCGAGCCGATCTGCTCCATGAGGGTGGTGAGTCTGAGGAGTTTGTGTTTGGCGCTGATGGGACCATCACGTCTCAGGGCAAGGCAGTCATTGCTTCCCAGTTTGTTCACATTATGGGCGGTGAGCCAACGAAGTGGATCAAGGTGGATGAGGTTGATGACGTACCAGTTCCACGCGCCTCTGCCCTGATCGAGGAGGCTCTGAACGCCTCGAAGGCGTGTGAGTGCGAAACGTGTGAGTGTGACCCGTGCGAGTGCGAGCCCTCTCGTGAAGAAACCGATGCCCAGTAAAGATTTTTCTCAAGTAAAAATAGAACATGGGTATTGCTCCCGAAATATGGGGTCCCAACCTTTGGGGGACACTCCACCTTCTGTGTCTTGCCGGAACCATAACTCCCAATTTTGTTCGGGAATTTGCAAATATCATACCGTGCCCCATGTGCGCCGGTCACTTTGCAGAACTCATTGCAGAGAACCCCCTCCCCGAGTCTGATGATCCAATCGTTTTGTTCAGGTGGTCTGTTTATGTACACAATCTCGTCAATGCCCGTATAGGCAAACCCATTTTTGAACCCGACCAAGCCATGGCGCGCTGGACCACCATCAAGACGCCCTCTCCGTCCCAATTTGATTTCAAAATTCTCATTATTATTATTCTTTTGATAGCTTTGATTTACATGTTTCTCAGTAAATAAGTTTTGAACTGGGCACCGAAGGTGGCCGTGACGCTCCGCGGTAATAAACTCATACAAGGTGAGGGAACCTTCGGTTCCCGTCGGATCGTAGATCCTCCTCCGTCGGGCTCAAATTATATTAGTCTATATAAATGGCCGGTGGTCTCTTTACCGGACACCCGTTCGCTCTAAACATCAAGTGTATCATCTTTACAGCGATTCTTGCCGGTGGATATTGGTACTTACCACACAAGAATCTCTGGGTCCTCGCCTTTCTCATATGGGCGCCGTACATCGCCCTCGCGTGGTACGACTATTCGTACGACTGCAAAGACAAACTCAAGCCCACGCTCGTTCCGTTTGGTCGGTACATTTGGATTCCGTTCAAACCTCCAGGCTACAAAGCGGAGTTTGATAAGCTCCCTCCCGAGCAGATTCAAGCCATGAACAAGCTGGACCATCTGGTTCTGTGGACGGCACTGGCCGCGGGCACCGCTTATTTTCTTGTGAAAAAGTAGAATGGCGAGCCCAAGTCCAGAAGCCCCAGTTCAAACGAGCGAAGCTATGAATATTGGCGTCGGCGTGGGCGGGACGTTGTCCGCCTGTTGTTTGTTGGTTCTCGCAACGACAATCGGTCAGCGCCTTGTAAAGAACGGCGTCCCTCTACGCACCCCCCCGCCGTGGGCAACGAATGGGTTTGAAAAATTAGCCATCGTTGGAAAGGGTGGGCTCATTGCCGCCCTCATCGCCCTTGCTACAATCAACGGAAACGTTTCGTACGTGACCGCGAACCCAACCAAGTTTATGCAAGATGCTTTGGCGACTGCTGGGTTTGGCGCGCTCGCCGCCGTGTTCCTGACCATGACCCGCGGTCGCCCAGACCTCTTTTTCAACCATCTTATTTTCGCCTTTATGCTTTTCTTCTTGTACCACGTGTGTCGCGAATTTGCAGGATACTTTACAATTTTTGGATCTGAACAATCGACGCAGAAGATTCAAAAGGAAGAGTCGAAGGTTACAAAACCCGTGTTAATTGCAGGCGGAGTTCTTGCGCTCATTGCGATTGTTCTCGCTCTGGTCGCGCGAGCCTCTCCGGACTATACACAGGGCATTTTCAAGAGTCTCGGGCCTTCTATGGCTCTTAGCCTTGAGACGATAATTTTCGTCGCATTTGTGACGTCTGGTGAAATCATCGTAGCAAAGAACCACGGGGATCCCATAGGTCCTGCGATTGGAACAAGCGCCGTCATTTTCACATTGGCGCACCTCGTGCTCCAGGCGGGTGGGTTCTATGATCACATGTACAAGACGGCTCACGTCGTCGCCAATTCAGTTGGAAATGCGGTCAAGAACACCAAGATCAACTAAAGACACCACGCCTATTTTAGGTAACCAAATGCAACAGTATGAACGCCTCACACACGTCGAGCACATTCTCAAGCGACCAGACACTTACGTCGGATCCCTGGCACCCGAGTCCTCAACGTACTGGACGCGTGTGGCTGGACATTTTGAACCTTCTCTTCTATCTGTATCACCTGCACTAGTCAAAATATTTGATGAGGTTCTTGTGAATGCGATTGATCAATATTCCCTGAACCCCAAGAAGGTCTCGAAGATTGACGTCACGTGTACGGCCGGTCTTCGAATTTCAATCGCAAATTGGGGGGTCTCCATCCCAATCAAGAAGCACGAGCGGGAGCCCCTCTGGATCCCCGAACTCATTTTTGGTCACCTATTGACCAGTTCAAATTATAACGATGATGAGCAACGCGTCACGGGTGGGAGGAACGGGTACGGGGCGAAACTTGCGAACGTATTTTCAAACAAATTTTGGATCGTAGTCAGTGATGGAAAGAAGACGTACAGACAGACGTGGCACGACAACATGAGCCGGTGTGATCCACCCGTCATCGAAAACACATCCGACGGGGTGTATGTTCATGTCGAATTCGTCCCTGACCGTAAGCGTTTCGAAAACATCACAGACATCATCAAGGTGTTTGAGAAACGTACGTGGGACGCGGCTCTGTGGTGTCCCAAGGCCAAGGTCAGTTTCAATTCAAAATTACTTGTGATCCAAAACCTTGAAGAGTACGCAAAGATGCATGGTCTTACATCGTATGGGTCTACGTCCCTGAAGATGGACGGGGCTACTCTGGACGTTGTGATAGGACACTCGACAAGTGGGGGGTTTCAGCAGTGTTCGTGGGTCAATGGAATTGCAACAACAAAAGGTGGTTCACACGTGGACAAGGTCACAAAGACACTCGTGGATGAAATCACCAAGGACAAGAGGTGTGCGACCCTCAAGCCTGCCCAAGTCAAGGCGTCCCTCTTTGTTTTCGTCAAGGCGACAATTGTGAATCCGACGTTCAGTAGTCAGACCAAGACGGAGTGTACTTCAAAGATTTCCGATACACCCAATTTTCCACCAAAATTCATCAAAGACGTCTTCGCCTCCGGCGTCTTGGACGACCTCGTGTCCAAGGGTCTGGCGGTGGTTGACAAGGAACTCAAAAAGACAGATGGGTCCAAAAAGTCTCGGATCACGGGAGTTCCGAAGCTGGACGATGCCAACTGGGCCGGAACACACAGGAGTCACGAGTGTACGCTGATCATTACGGAGGGTGACTCGGCGAAAGCCCTTGCCATTGCCGGTCTGAGCGTTGTAGGCCGAAACGCGTTTGGCGTGTTCCCACTCCGGGGCAAGCCACGCAATGTTCGGGACGCTTCGGTAAAACAGGTGACTGATAATGAGGAATTTAGCAACTTGAAGAAGATCCTCGGGCTCCAACATGGCAAAGTCTATAATTCACTGAGAGATTTGCGGTACGGCCGGCTTATGATTATGACTGATGCTGATCTTGATGGGTCTCATATCAAGGGTCTGGTCCTGAACATGTTCCACGTATACTGGCCCAAACTGATTGAGCTGGGCTTTGTGGTGTCCATGGTGACGCCCGTGATCAAGGCGGGCAAGACGTGGTTCTTCACGGAGGACGCCTTCCGAGACGCCCAGGCTCAGAGGTCTGGTGGCCTGCCCGGTCCGGTGAAGTACTACAAGGGTCTAGGAACATCAACAAGTGCCGAGGCCAAGGAGTATTTCAAGCAAATTGATAAGTTGACAGTTGCGTTTGGGGTGGACAAGGACATGAATGAGTCTATGAATCTCGCCTTTGCCAAGGCTCTCAGCGACGACCGCAAGGAGTGGCTGACGAAACACATGGCGAGCCCACCAAAGGGTATTCCGTACGGAAGTGTCGCGAAGCTGTCCGTGTCTGATTTCGTTCACAGGGACTTGGCCAACTTTAGCGTTGAAGACATCAAGCGAAGCATCCCACACGTGGCGGACGGTCTCAAGCCTTCCCAACGTAAGGTCATCTACGCGTGTCTCAAAAAGGGTCTGACGAGTGACATGAAAGTGGCTCAGCTTGCAGGCTACGTGGCAGAGCAGACGGCGTACCACCACGGTGAAGCCAGTCTCCAAGGGACCATCGTCAATTTGGCCCAGAACTTTGTCGGTGCAAACAACCTGAACCTTTTGGAGCCCTCGGGGCAGTTTGGAACGCGGTTGGCGGGTGGGAAGGATGCTGCGAGCTCTAGGTACATTTTCACACGGTTGGCGCCACATACGCGGAAGATTTTCAATCCTGCAGACAACGCGGTCTTGTCCTACGTGATGGATGATGGTCAACAGGTCGAGCCCGAGTTTTACGCGCCCATCATTCCTATGATTCTCGTGAATGGGTCAGAGGGTATCGGCACGGGGTTCAGCTGTTCCGTACCGCCCTATGATATCCAAATCATCAAGCACAATATCGAGTGTGCCCTGAATCAGGTGGCAATGGTCCCCATGGTCCCACACTTCAAGGGGTTCAAGGGCAAGGTGACAAAGACCAAGGACCATACGTGGGTCCTCGAGGGCATTGTCGAAAAGGAGGGGACCCAGCTCCACGTGACGGAGTTGCCTCCGGGTAAGTGGATCCAGGATTTCAAGGAACACTTGGACGATCTGGTCGAAAAGGGGACGATCCAAAAGTATGAGAATCACTCAACAGAAACGACGCCCGACTTTCGAATCTGGGGAGGGGACATCAAAGACCTCGGTCTGACCAAGACGGTTCACACGAGCAACATGTACTTGATCGGACCCAATGGAGCAGTCAAGAAATACAACAGTCCTGAAGAGATTCTGGTTGATTATTTGGATATTCGGATTCAGGTCTACAAGAAACGCAAGGCATGGCTTCTCAAGGAATTTGATTCTGAAATTGAGTGGCTCAGTGAAAAGGCTCGGTTCATTACCAGTGTGATTAACGGATCACTCAAAGTCCTGAATGTCCCACTGGCACAAGTCCAGTTTCAGTTGTCAAGGGCTCAATTTAAGGATGAAATTTGGGAGAAGCTCATGGACGTGAAGACGTACCAGTACGTGTCTGAAGAGGTTGCCCGTCTCCAAGAATTGGTCGCAAAGCGCAAGGCGGATAGGGACACGCTCAAGGCGACGAGCGTGCTTCAAATGTGGAAGAATAATCTGAGCGAGTTGTAGAAAAGAATGCAAAAGGCATTCCAAAATGTGGTTACACTCGAAAAGAGGATTCAAACATCAGTATTCAATTTTTTCAATAAAGATATAGGACCGTCGTCTCCCGTCTCCGTGGCGTCCCCTCCCACCCCATTGTCCTCTCCGCCGAGTCCCCAACAAACGCCCGTGGCGCTATCACCCCTTGACGTGAGTGGGTTTTATACCGTCACTGGGCCGACTCAAGTGACATTTTACGCGACAACAGATGCCCCTATAGTCCCTGTGAGTTCTGGGTGGTCGGCTGCAGGCATCACCGGTCTTTTGGGGCAAATCCAAGTGACAGGCGTATCGAACGTGGCGGGGGATGCAGAGTATGGAGCTTACAAATGGTCCTTTACATTACAGACGGATACTGATCAGAATGTACAGGGTACTCAGCAGACAATAGCAGCGATTCTTTATCCACCCAATCAGCTACAGTACACCAACAATAAACGAACACAAGTTCCTATATACGGTTACTATACAACGTTTCAAAACTCCACGACCTTTTATTTTTCGGCACCTCCACCGGTACAAACAACTGCTGGGTGGCTCATCACGGGTCTTCCGACGTTTCGTGTTCCTATGCAAGTCACATCTTATTCTCAGAATCTTCAAGGTTCTACGTTTGTAACACTCGTCCCCACAGACGGAAGCACACCCCCCAATAACTCCGTTCCTGTATACGTGAACGGAGTTCCTTCTATGATTCAAGAACCTTTGTTTACAAATACATTTGTTCCGGGGAGATTTACAAATTACGTGTCACTCGGTCTAAACATTCCAGATGTACATGTCCAACTCAACTCGAACGTTCATGCAGGAAACTCCCCCGAACTCAGAGATCTCAACACGGCAGTGGAATGGCAAGACCCCCAGCCAAGAACGCGCCTTTTCCCAGAAAGCAGGTACATAGAAGAAAAAAACAAAGGGTTCAGTTCTGGGTCAGTCTTGTCTCTTCAAGCTATTGGACCGCAAGAAGAGTATCTTTGGACCGATGATTTTAGCAAGTCTCAGTGGAATCCAGAGTTTAAACGATACTCGAACTTTGTGATGTACCAAAAGGTGTACCCTTTCCCTCCTCCAAATCCTTCGTATCAAGGTCAGGTTGTTCAAATTGAGTTGAGACCCACGGAGCTGGGTCACCTCATGTCAAACATGTATCTCTCAGTGACTCTTCCCGGACTCCCCAGTGGTGCAAATTACACACCGAACGTCGGCCGAGCTCTTTTGAAACAAGTCGATCTCCTCATGAATGAAACAATTGTGGAGACTTTGTATGATGACTGGTACGTGATTCGTGACCAGATGTTTCTGGACGCGGATGAACAGCTCGGCATTCAGACGGCTCTGAACCCATCAACCGCGTCCCCAGTTGCATATCTTGGGACCGGAGGCGACTCTACTGTAATTTCTGGAAGTAATGTTATTCATACATTTTTGAACAATAATACGTTTACTCTGAACTATGGAACGTCCGTGAACCTCACTGTTGTTGGTGGTGGAGGCGCAGGGGCTGTCGGGACGTACACCTCGAATATAACGAGTAATATTATTGGATATGTAAGCAATCCTACGACATTTACGGTCAAACTATCAAACACGGTTGGAGCTTACGTGGGTGCAAACGCATACATAACCGTCACGAATGCTCCAGCTTTCACGACGAATGTATACGTGTCGGCGGTGACACCAACAAGCGTCACTTGCAACACGTTCGGGGCTTTTTCGTCATGGTCAAACATCATACCGAGCACGAGCAACACCTTGACCTTCTTTAACGGAAACGGAGGAGGTGGCGGTGGCGTGTTTAACCAAACTGTATTTTTACCACCCGGAACGTATTCCGTCGTCGTTGGGAACGGGGGAACCCAGACGAGTTCAAATGGAAGAACCTCGAGTTTTGGAGGTTACGCGGCTACGGGCGGGTCTGGGGGCGCATACGGTGGAGCGAGTGGTACTGGGTTTGTTTCGAACGTTGCGTTTCAGTATTTGTCGAACATTTCTTACCCCTCCGGGGGTGGGGCGGGTGCAAACGCGTACGCAACGACGGGAACGGGCGCACTTGCTTTCACGTCCCCTCTGACACTCGGTCATGGAGGGGCAGGTGCAAGTGTTCAGGGCGCTTATTATGGAGGCGGCGGTGGCGGTGCATCAAACACGGCCATAACTGGTGCCCTTGCCACTCAAGGAGGCATTGGAGGAGGAGGCGTTGGATCTGTGAATGTCAATGGCGTTGTTACACAAACCATAAGTTCTATAGGAACAACCAATGGATTTGCAAGCCCAATAGGTATAGCTGTTGATTCGGGTTCGAACGTTTACGTTGCTGATAGCGGAAACAATATTGTTCGAAAAATCAGCCCAGATGGCGTGACCGTTACAAACATAGGCGCGAGTACTTTCAATACTCCTTACGGCGTTGCTGTTGATTCTTTATCAAACGTATACGTTTCTGATACGGGAAACAATGCCGTGAAAAAGGTCAATAGCACAACTGGGGTGATCACAACATATACGCCACCATCGTTTGGTTTTAAAAATCCAACTGGAGTTGCGCTTGATTCGTCGTCAAACGTGTTTGTCGTGTGCCCCCCTCAGGGGAACGTGTTTAAAATTAACAGTACGTCGCTGGCCGTGTCTAATGTAACGAGACCAACGGGCGGGTGGTACGGTCTCAGCGGTGTTGCGGTTGATGCCCAAGGAAACGTGTATGTTACACAAACAACAAACGTTTCAGTGGTGAACAGTACTACGAATAGTATTTCAAATATTGCCCAGCCTTCTGGTGGATGGAGTAATGTAACTGCCATGTACTGGAAAAGCGGAAGTTTATACGTTTCGGATACGTATAACAGTAACGTGTGGTCATACGGCGTGGTTTCACAAACTTACACTCTTTTAGCATATTACCCGAGTGTGCTTTACCCGACGGGAGTTGCTGTAGACTCCTCGTCAAACGTGTATGTAGCAAACACGGGAGCGAATCAGGTTGTTGAAATTACAGGAGGTTCCATTACAAATTTTAGCATTCTCGGATCTTTTTCATTCAACAACCCAGAAGCTGCAGTATCCGATTCTTACGGAAATATATACGTCGCAGTCACGTATGAAAATTCTATAAAGAAAGTTCTACCCAATGGAACCATAATTACCCTTGCGCTTGGAAACTTCAATGCTCCACAGGACGTTGCGGTTGATACATTTGGACGCGTGTATGTTGCCGACACCAACAACAATGCTATAAAACGCATGAACGCCGACGGATCAAACGTAGCTTCTATAGGCTCGGGTTTTGTGACGCCCCAAGGAGTTGCTGTTGACACACAAGGAAACGTATATGTATCTGATACGGGAAACCAACAAGTAAAAGTTATTCGTGTGAATGGAACGATACAGACACTGGCTGCGCCTGTAGGAGGGTGGGTGGCTCCGAGTGGTCTCTCGGTCGACTCGAATGGAAACGTGTACGTCGCCGATGCAGGCTCGGCCCAAGTGTATGAAATTCTCGTTGGTGGTTCTGTAGTAGCACTTGCAACACCCTTGGCTGGTTGGAAAATACCATATAGCACGAGCGTTGATTCCCAAGGGAATGTATACGTTGCGGACGCGGGATACACGGGAATATTCAAAGTTACAGGCGCGACTGTAACTCAAATACTTTCGGGGAATTTCTCGAGTCCATTTGGAGTTTTTGTAGAAACAAATGGGAACATACTCGTGGCGGATACTGGGCACAATGTTGTTAAAAGAATTAACAACGGGGCAACGTCTGGGGGGTACGGGTCGGGTGGCGGTGGTGGCGGCGCTTTCGGCACTACACCCGGTTCTGGGGGGTCTGGATCTGCTATTTTGTCATATACATCGCCTCAAACCCTCGTTCCACAAAGCACGATAACAATTCCTCTCGAGTTCTTCTTTTGTCGCCGTCACTCGCACAACAATAAAGGACGGGAACGCCTTCGAAAGCCTTACTTGCCTTTATGCGCCATGTGGAATCAGCGTTTGTACGTGCGTTTCACCTTCCATCCCAATACGTGGTGGTGTAATGCTCCCCTAGCAAACAACACAGACGTGTATCCGGTGGGAACAACATTGTGGCCCAACCTCATTACAGAGGAAATTCTTCTGGAAAATGCGGAGAAACTCTATTATCAGAACACACCTCTCAAGTACATTGTCAATCGCGTTCAGAAAGAGTCTTCGCTTTCGTTTAATAGCTCCACGACGACTCTTCAACTGACAGCTAACTATCCAGTTCAGGTTCTCGCGTGGTTTTTCCGAAACAAAAATTATGAAAAGGTATCTGATGGTCGGTACTACGCATCTCGATATAGCTACGGATACACGACGCAGTATATACAAACGGGTATTCAACTTCAATTCCCATCTGGACCCTCTAATTTCGTTGACGTCATTGACAATGCAAAGATTACATTGAACAATATTGACATTCTGAGCAAGTTCCAAGGATCTCTGTACTATTCATTCAAACAGCCCATGGAACACTACCTCTCGATTCCTTCAAAGAATATCTATACGTATTCTTTCGGGTTGACTCCGAAAGAATACAATCAGGGTGGGTACTTGAATTTTTCAAAGTTAAATTCACAGACGACGTACATACAGTTGAATTTCAACCAATCTTATACAAATCAGCTCATTAGTGGATACAACTTGTACTTGTTTTATTATGGGTACAGTCTTTTACAATTTCAGGGTGGATTTGCTTCCCTTCCGTTTCTGTAAGCTTTTGCAGAGCCTCTACAATTCCGTTCGAAATTGCCCAACGCAAAAAGTTCAGTTGCCCGACCGTCGTCGAGAGACCCTGAAACTCGATACGTTCCGTCCGACAAAATGGATCGAAAAGTTTTTTACTGTACCCGTCCAAACTGGACTTGTATGCTACGTGTACAGTAAAGACCTTGCCATTCGGAGCCGTAAAGGACACGTGATTTGCCTTTGAATAGTTTGTTACGAACCACTCGAGTTTCCGAAGAGACGGTCCCTTTCCGTGACCTATAATGTCACCGAGTTGTTCACGATTCTTGGGAATGTCGAAGAACTTGGAGAGACTCGAAAGTAAAAGATCACTTTTGCTTCCCATTACTCAATTTTAGGTCTGAAAACTCTAAGTCGAGTCGGAACGCTGCGCCGCTCGCAAACAAGGATCAGAACACTGCGTGTTCCTCCTAGTCCCAAGGTGCCGCCACTTCATCTTCCACTTTCTCAGGTGATTTGTAGCTGGGACACTGACGTCTGTGAAACCCACAATATCCATTCTCTTGTGGCTTTTTCAAGCACCTCTGTTTCGCCTTGTTTATTCCTTTACAGAATGAACACTCGAGACCGGCTGTGTCTTTGACGAGCCGCTCGAGCGGAATTTCATAGAGATTGGAAACGAGCGCAAGTGTTTCCATTATTTTGAGTTGGGTTCTTCGAGTGACCTCTTCCTCTATGAGTCTGAGAACCTCACATTCGAGAGCCGACGTCTCTCCCATACTCTTTTACACGCTGGAAACTTTTAAACCCTTGGAGAACATGGAAAGAAACGCTTTCCGCGCCTCCACCTCTGATGTGCTTGCCGTCTTGACCATGAATTTCTTGTCGAAAATCAAGTCAGCACTGACCAGAGGTTCCAAAAGGTCCTGAACGGGCTTTTTGAACTGGTTCGTAAAATAGTACTGGTAGTCGAGTGGCACCGCGTGATCACGAGCCCATACGGGGTCTTCAGCCTTTTCGTACATCTTGCCTTCACCCTTGACAATAACAAAGGCGACGCGATCACCTTGTTGGGGCTCCGACCCTGGCGTACGTTCGCGCATTTTGTTCCTGACCGTGACGTGGGGCTGGGGCACCTTGTATTCCGATGCGAGCTGCTTACTCATCAAGAGCTTTTCCGTGGACACATCACCCGCCATGAGTTTTCGGGCCGCGTCACGTGCAAACGCGATGACAGGCGTCGGGTCACTCGAGTCGAGGACCATATTCAGGAGCGACTTGAGTGTTTCACGCACGTACGGACACGAGTCCCGGCGCACCACCTGAAGGCCCTTGATGTCAATCTTTTTGAAGACTACATTCACTGTTCCATCAGAACCCGTCTTGCCTTCCCACATCTTTGCCGCGTACCGCTTTTTGCTGTACAAAAAGTATGGACAGTAAACTTTTTCAAGCTCGAGATCGTTTGGCGCCTTGAAGAGCCGGGTACACTGCTCAGCCGCCTGTTCGCCCAGTTGCCACGAGTAGTCGATCGCGTCTTGTCCCTTGCGACCCTGAACATCAAACTCAACCATTACCGAGTCCGTGTCCCCGTACCTCACTTTCGCGCCGGGAAAGTGCGCCTCGACATAGTTCTTGGTCTCCTCGATCATCTGGCGACCACGCATGGTGACTGTGGACGCGATGGCGACGAGAGGCAACATACCTTTTGAGGCGCCCGTAAACCCATAGATGGAATTCATGGAAATCTTGTACGCGAGCTGTTGGCCGTTATAGATCGCCTCCATGGGCGTTCCCTCGTGTTGCGCCATCAACTTCTTGGCTTTCTTGCGGAACGCCTTGAGGTCTGTGAGGATGGAGGGGAGAAGGGAACAGATGGCTTCGCCATCTGGGGACCGCTGCGCAAACTTGTGTGGCCCATAGGTCTCGTACTCTACGCCTTCGAGGTTATCGTACTTGGGGTCCATCACAAGGGTCGAAAAACACAGGTTGTGCGCACACATGATGGACGGGTACAGAGACGCAAAGTCCAGAGCCGTGATTGGCCCGTAGTACGCGCCCGTCTGTGCCTCGAGGACGGTCGCACCTTGGTACCCTTCGGGCTCTGTTCCCCCGTCGGGGCCCTGCGGGCCCCTCCTAAACGTGGGAATAATGAAATTGAGTTCCCGCGCCTTCTTTGCCATTTGGGAAAACACCTTGATTTGTTGGCCGCGTTCGCTCAGAAAAGAGAGGGGAACCCAACACGCCTTGGCCATCTCAATTTGGTTTTGAATTTGACACAACTTGTCCATGAGTTTGTGTGGCAAAACGGTATCCTGAATACAATAGGCGGCAACCTCCCCGAGTTTTGTGGGGTCGCCCTCGGCGTACCGCCCAAAGATTTCCCGAACAGGCATATCGTTCTTCTGGTCTTGGAGGAAGTGTTTCGAGACGTTGTTTAGGCTGTAGCTCTCGAGCTTGTGTTCGCGCTTCACGTCCTGAAAAAGGTCAAAGACGTACCGGCCTTTCATAGGTGTCATCTTGAGTAGATTGTTTCCGAGAGCCGAACTGGAAAGGTTCTTTTCGACGACCTTTTCGATGGACTCGCCCTTGACGCGTCCCCATACGGTACTTGCGCCCGTGAGCACTGCCCGAACGTGTAGAAACTCCAAGTCAAACCCGAATATGTTCCACCCTGTAATAATGTCTGGATCCACCTTGATCAAGTACTTTTGGAACGCATCGAGGAGTTCGCGTTCCGTCTCGAACGATTCGTGACCTTGTGTTTGTTTCAAACACAAACACGTGCGATCGACCCACCCGTCGCGTCCAAACGCTTTTGTGGTCATACCAATCTGGAACACAACGTCTTGTGGGTTTCGAGGGTCGGGAAACGCGCCCGTCGAGGAATAACACTCGATATCAAACGACATGATTCGTAGGGGCGCAACGTCATCACGCGCGACGGGCTAAATAAAACGCCAGTTAGGTGCCCATAAATTGACGTCACACGATGTTTTGATATCGGGCTCACACAGACCCGGGTCGATCCATCCCGTCGAGGAACACCCAGACACGTGCATAAACCTCAAGACCGGATCGATATTCGACTCGTACACTTTCGCGCCTGATAATTCAGGCCACTTTGCGTTTTCGATCGACCACGCGACGCCCCTGAGGTGTCTGTGCGTCTTGAACGTCACCTGTATGAAATCCGAGAGTTCGCCGTTCTGGAACCCCCAGAGATCCTTGGCGCGTTTGGGCTCGGCTTTCCAACACTTGGACTTGACAAAGTCCAAGACGTCTTTTCCCATCTTTTTGGGTTTTATGAAGAAATAGGGTTGGAACGGTGTTCCCAAAGAAACTGACTGACCGTTTGCCGCCCTACCAAAGATGCGTATGGTAAACTGGTCGTCCGTGTCTTGGCCCTCCCACGCAATTGCTTGGAAGAAGCGTCCAGTTCCTTCGGAACTGTCCTCCATTTATTTATGAAACGTTTTGAAGTTTTAAGCTCTTAGACCCCCGTCACCTTGTAGTACCCAGGCCAACGTGGCGCGTCTTGGGATTCCCAATTATTTTCCCAGCCCAGTGTAAAGGATGGCTCGGGTCTGCCCCAAGTGTGGCAAGGACTTCTCGACGAATCCATACTGGACGACTGACCTCAGGAAGCACCTGGCCCGCAAGAACCCATGTGATCGCCCAGCCGAATGGAAATTCGTTCGTGCCACCCCAGGGGACGTTCAAGAACCCATCAAGGCGTCTTTGAGATGTATGGACTCGGTCGAGTGGGCAAAGCCAAGTGTACCCAGTCCAGAGACTCCAAAGAGGCTCGTGGCGCCTTGGTTTTTCAAGCAAATTTTCAAAGACCCGGCGAACGTATGTTTCGTCAGGCCAAACCGATCCAAGAACGAAATATGGGTCAAAGAAACAAAGGAGGAACCAGTACGTATTGTAAAGATCGACGAGTTTATCAAACTCTTTGTGAATCACGTCATGATAAAACACTTCCCTCGAGACTATGAAGGTTTTGGTGAGTATGATACGTGGCTTTACTGCGAACAATTTGTAAACCTAAACGAAGACTCGTGGGACGGACAAGTTCCAGACGACGGCCCCGAGTTCATGTTTGGTATGCGTGATGTGGTCAAGGAGTTTGTAGATACATGGCCCGGAAAGACGCAACTCAAAAATATGCTTGTGAATTTCCTTTAAAAAGATAAGACGAATATCAAGGAAGATATGGATGAGTTTCTCATGTCGTGGAGACCCCAGAAGCCTATAGAAATCAGGGAGTTTGCCTCGAAGTATTTTGAGTGGTGTGAAACCAATATACGACCCAAAACAAAGGTGAATGCTGAAACTCTCGCACCTTACGGGCTTCAGGTCGTAGATGGGAAAGTTATTGGAATTCCCAAAAAGAGTATAGAGTGAAAATGAAATTGGTAATGAAAAAAGTATATACTTACCCCTTAGATATATATGTATATATATGAGGAGTGGGTCGGGTCCCCAGGACGCGTCTTGGGATTCCCAATTATTTTCTCAGCCCAAGGTAAGGATGGGATGGATATACCTTATCAAGAACAAAGTCAATGGGAAGTGTTATGTAGGACAGACCACACGAAAAAGAGTCGATATCAGATGGAAACAACACAGAAACCATCCAAAGGGAATACTTAAAAATGCATTTGCAAAATATGGACTAGACTGCTTTGATTTCGAGATAATATGTGAATTATCGAACGAAGAACTGAACTCGCGAGAGATTGAAGAAATAGTCAAACACAATTCATTGGCACCTAATGGGTATAACCTCAAGAAAGGAGGAGATAACCATGAAGTCCACCCAGAAACGCGTCGCAAGATTGGCGAACGGCAAAAAGGTGAAAAGCATTGGAGCTTTGGGAAGAAGGCAAGTGAAGAGACTTGCAGGAAAAGAAGCGAGAGTCTAAGAGGAGATAAGAATCCTATGTTCGGAAAACACAGGTCAGATGAAACAAAACGTAAAATAAGTTTAAAAGTGTCCGGGCAAAGCCATCCATTTTTTGGAAAGCCCGCCGCAGATCATCCATCTGCAAAAAAAGTCGAACACTTGAAAGACGGCGTATGGGTTTCTTACCCGAGTATGAAAGACGCTTCACAGGCGACTGGAGTTAATTATAGAGGTATATCAGAATGTTGCAAGGGTCGTCAAGAGAAAGCTGGTGGATTTAAATGGCGTTACACCCCAGCCACCTTGTAGTAGCCCGTCGAGCCGAACCCAGAGTCCCCACGGGCCGTTGGAGGGGCGCCCGTCGCCTCAGTCTCCACCACGTCAGCAACCGTGAAATTCTCAAGAATCATCTGAGCGATACGGTACCCCGGGCGAATGACAAAGGGCTGCTGCATATCCAGATTCTGAAACACGACCTTGATCTCGCCCGTATAGTCTGGGTCGATGACACCTGCAAGGACGTCGAGTCCGTGCTTCACGGCCAACCCACTACGAGGTCGAATAGAAGCGTATGTTCCTGGCGGGAGCTGAACTGAAATGCCGGTGGAAACAACCACTCGGCGACCTGGGAGAACGACGTAGCTGTCAGTGCTGAAGAGGTCGTAACCAGCTGCGCCGCTTGAGCCGCGGACAGGGAGCTGGGCATTTGGAACAAGTTTCGTAACATTGAGCTGAGCCATTGTACCATTTAAAAGATTCGAAGCTTTAAATAAGTAATGGAGGCGTACCTCGAGTGGTTTCGACACCAGATTGCATACAGGGCGTACATACGTGCGAAAAGGGCGTTAGAGAATTAAGTCGTTCATAGAATAAGATGGCGGGGTTCCAAACAAAGACATTCGCGAAACACGATGACTATATGACTCCAAAGTCGGCTTGGGAAGCCATAAAACAATATGTTCCTAAAAACAAGGTGATTTGGGAACCTTTCTATGGAGACGGAAGGTCTGGTCAAATTTTACGTGAAATTGGGTTTGAGGTTATTCACCGAGACGAAGATTTCTTCCAGAACAATCACGGGGACATTATCGTTTCGAACCCACCATTTACGCTCGTTCCAAAAGTTCTGGAACGGCTCGTCGAACTGGGCAAGCCTTTTATTGTGATCATGCCCGCTCCCAAGCTTTTTACCCAGTACATGCGCAAGTTGTTTTCAAACGTACCTGACCCGATCCAGATTATCATACCACGTAAGCGTATCCAGTTTGTTAAACTCGTGGATGGTCAAGTTCCTGAAGATTACGAGAGCAAGTGTAATTTCGACTGCTTCTATTATTGCTGGAAAATCGGGCTTCCACGAGACATTCTCTGGTTAGAGAACTAGAACGCTCATAGAATAAGATGGCCTTCAAGTCACTTCTCCTCGATGTGGATGGCGTTCTCGTCAGAGACAAACCCTTGATGAACCATCTCAAAGAGAATTGCGTTTCGTATGTTCACAAGAAACTCCCCGCGTCCAAAGACCCGTATGCGACCAACCACGTTCTGTATCTCGCGCACGGACACACGGCGCGCGGTCTTCAGCGCGTGTTCAAGATGGACGTGAGCGATTTCAACCAACACGTCTATGATAAGCCCCTGTTGAACCACTTGGCGGACGTTATTGATACGGCTGATTTTCAGTACGAGGCGGCGCAGATCCACGAACTGACCAAGGAGGGCTGGAACGTCAAACTTTTTACGAACGCGCCATGGGTCTGGGCATCCAAGGTGGCTTTGGCGATCGGGGACACGGTCTCTGTGACGTGTCCCGGAAACCCCGGGGACAGTCCCTTGAAGCCCGAGCCCGAGGCGTACATGTTTGCGCAACACCACCTCAATGTCTTTGTCGACGATTCGCTCAAGAATCTGGGAACGGCGCGGTACTTGGCGAATTGGCAGTGCGTCTATTTCAACGAGGGTCCCAAGGAACCCAACTTGTGGTGTCCCCAGATCGGGTCCATCTGGGAACTATGTCTCTTGGCGCGATCCATCGACACGTTGATGGAACGGAATAATTCTGTTTGTCCAAAGTAGGATGACGCCAACGAACTTTCAAAAGTTCACACAGGCTCTTTTGTATGTTACCCGAAACAACAACAATTTGCGTATACGCACAAATAACCATGATGCCGAAGTCAAGTATGGAAACAATACGTATCTTCGGTTTTCCAACCAAAACGGGAAGGTCTGGGCATGGAAGGGGCAGACGGCGCCGAACAAGTATCAACAGGGGATCGGGACGCGCCTACGTAAGTACGGGGTCAATGCGGCATATCTCGCCGGCGTGCGTCTTTATCACGAGGGAATAAACGTGAGGAACCAAGTCCCTCCCATGTCCATGCCTATTTCCACGCGAATTATGAGAAAACTTGGAGCCGTGCCTACGGGTCCACGGCGTTTACGTTTTAGAAAGAAAAAGTACTCTTTTTTGTCCGTCGTTCCCGCCCACCCCAAGGGAACGAGGTCAATGACTCGCAGGAGGAGGAGTGTTCTTAATCTCAACAAGACGAGCCGCAACGTAAATCGATAGATCGAGCGCCTCTTCGAGCGCCTCTTGAACCCAATCGTACCCTGACTTTTCAAGGAGACCGTGCCCGTACTGAGCACGTCCCTTTGCCATGCGCTCCTTCACCAAGTCCAAGATACGGTCATTCATTTCGTCCATTCTTTTTTGAAAAGCGAACAAAAACTTTAATGTAGGGACAAAGTAAAGATGGCAACTATTCACAATGCGGCTCGGAACGGAAACCTGAATCGCGTCAAGGCGTTTTTGAATCAGGGTGTCCCCGTGAATTCACGTAGTACAAATCATGGAGCGACACCACTTCACTATGCTGCTCGTTATGGACGCTTGAGTGTCGTTCAGGAACTTCTCAAGCGCGGGGCACATGTGAATCCACGCACTCATCAGGGGGGTACACCACTTCACTGGGCATCTGGCTCCCACCCTCGCGTTATCCATGCGCTTATAAAGGCGGGCGCAAACCCACGGTACATGAACGAAGATGGACATAATGATTTTCGTTATATCGATTCCCCGACCCGAAACGCTTTCAAAACTTCACGCGCCGCCTCAAAATGGAACAACGTTGTCCGAAAACGCAGGGCTGAACGTATGCTCTTGTCCCCGCGACTTTTAGGGTCAAAGCCCTTGAACAACAACGCGATCCGATCGATCGCTCGGTACTTGACTGTCAAGAAAGTTTAGGGTTCCGCCTCTTGAAACCAGTAGGCTTCGAGACCACACCTCTTCGGGTCGTTACGAACCGCCTTGGCATAGTCATAAAACACCTTGGATTTGGACGTTGCGACGATGGAACGTACGCACGTCTTCTCCTTTGAATTGTAGTGAATACACTTTTTGCACAATTCAGGGGTCGCAAACAGGTTCAGGGTCGGTGTCATTACTATTAGGACTCTTTTTTTCCTTACTTGAAAATCAATTCGTGAAGAGACTTGCGGTACGTCTCAACCAGCTCGTCGTGTTCGCCCGGGATCCCCTTGAACCGAAAACTCGAATCGAGGTTCTCAAGGATCGCGCGGTCTTGTTCGACGATCGCCTTGCCCATCAAAACAAAGAGTGAAGAGGGCACCCCGAAATTCTGGGAAAAGCCGACAAACATCTTGGTTCGCGTCTCATTCAAAGGACAAAGGGTCACGTAGGTCATCAGGACTTTTGACCCATGAACGACAACGTCCGACCATGTCGTGTACGGAAGAACAAAGGCGTGAAAATTGTGCGTCGTACTCAAACCAAACAGTTTAGTGGACAAAGCGTCGCGGTTGGGAACGTAATCAAACTCGATCGTGTGTCCCCTGTGTTTGACGTTCGTGGGTTTCTCACCCGCCGTCCCAAACCCGAGTGGGTTCGCATGGACCCACGAGGCGTGACACGGATCGATTCCATTCTCAATAATCATTTGGGCGGATTGTTCGATGGTCGTCTCGAACCACGTGGTATTGAAACCGGGCTCGAGCACGTGTGGAACCTCAGGCGGCTCGGGTCCTTCCAGACCCTTGGGTCGAACCCACAAGAGTCCGTCCTGTTCCTTTTTGTCAAATTCAATCTGTAACTGGTCGGCACAGTCAGTCCACGGACGACACACCTTTTTCTCGGTATATTTCCACCCGTGGTACGGACACTCTACGGACCCGTCAGACGAAACTTTTCCAAGGGACAAAGAGGCGCCGCGGTGTTTACACGCGTCGGGGAGGAGGTTCAAAGAACCTCTGTGCGGGTCGCGCCACACGACATAGTCCTTGGAATTCAGAGTCACGCGACGGGGGTGAGCCCCGAGGGTCGTCGTTCGCGTGAGTGCGATCCACCCTTCCATACACATATAAGGAGCAGAGGCTTTATTACATCAAAAAGAATGCTCGTTGCGTGCGTCCGCCCACCTCTCAAGGTTCAGCCAAAAGAGAACAGGAGGGTCCAGAAACTCAAGAAGATTTGGAAGATTCAAAAGCAAATGAAAAAGGAGGAGAAGGACCTTTTTCGCGAGCTTTGGGAGGAGCGCCT